GTCTTAGGTACTGATGGTTTTATAGCCTACTGTCATGGGAACATGATTAAGTATCAACATAGGTATAGGTACAAAGCTAATCCTGTAGAAGATATGAAGAAAGCAGAATGGTATCTTAAGCGTATGAATGAAGCATTAGCGGAGAAACATAAATGACAATAAACGAAGGAATACTGTTAGGTAATCTAGCTCTATCTGTCTACCTAGTGTGGATCATATCTAAGTTAAATCAAGATATAAAAACTCTATTTGAAGGTCTAGCAATTACGATGGATGCAGTAGGTGTTAAATAGCCCCTGAGAGGGAAATTAAGCGTGGTGTGACAGGGGTTAGAGCTTTCCATAGGGTAGCCTACCTGAGAGAGAATTAATAGGCTCACACCACAAGTATAGAATCAAAAAAGCCGTAGGCGTCCTTGAGTGGATACCTACGGCTTTTCTTTTGTTTACTCTTCAACCATGCTGAGAGCTTGTTCTAATGTTTCTTTATTACGCCGTGACCATCCACGACCAAAGTGTTTGTAATCATCTAGACCTTCATAGAAGCCTTGACGTACTGTGTATACATAATCAATTATAAACTTGGGATCTTTCTCCATTATAAGACCTAACGTCTGTGGTCCTATAGCTCCATCAGGTGTCGCTCCTACTGCACGTTGTACAGCTTTAGCAGGTCTACCACTGCCCGAATTTACAGCCCAGTCGAAACAGCTCCAGTCTAAGCCCGATGGAAGCGAATCGCCTTTAACTCGATTCCAGTAGTTCTTCTTATAGATAGGAGCTACATCATCTGGAGTTAAGTCTCTCATTTCTTGTTCAGTAGACTCTCTACCAATCCACTTGTCGTACACTCTCTTAGTAACACCCAAGTTAGTCATACCACCCTTATCGTGCTTATTATTTACATAACCACCTTCGTGTTCAAGTAACATATGTAGGCATTTATCAAAGTTGTTCTTCATGCTTATTTCTTTCCACCAAAGTATTTACTTACACCACGCATACCAATACTAGCACTTACAATACCACCGAGGGAATATTGATACCAGCTTGGCATGTTAGATAAAGCGGCAAAACCATCCTGTACGATTTGATTACCCCAGTCTCCACAAAACGCTAGAATTAACGGAATCGAAAAGAGTAGAGTTATCCACTCGTCTTTCCATGAGTTCTCTGTAGCCTTCATAGCGGCAATATCCCAGTCGATCTCACCTGTAGCTATCTTCATTTTAGTTTCAGCTTCTGCTTTCTTTACAGCAGTCTTACCTTCGATCATAGTACCAGCTAAATTAGCTACCTGACCTATTAAGTTTAGTCCTAACATTAGTAGTCATCCTTCTTCTTAATATTAGTAAAACCAAAGAAGGCTGTAACTATACCAACAACTGCTATACAGTATGTAGGAGCGATAGCAGTCAAGTTATTTGCCGCAACCTCTTGCCCTAGTAAGTTACATATAATAATCATAACAGGATAAAGTAGTAACCCTGCTAAGGAGAACCAGACCATCTTACGCTGTTGATCTCTCTTAGAGTTCTCATCTTCTATTTGCATTCTTTTGTCGTCTAATAGTAAAGCATCCCACTCAGATTTATCTACTGAACCGTTGCCATCCTTATCTGCTTTTTCAAACTCACTCATTCTTAAGAGTAGTCCATGCACCCCAAGCGATAGCTACACCTGCGGCAATGTTATCGATTGCATTAGGTAATAGTATAACAATCACCCCAAGTCCACATAGAGCAACTCCGTCCCATGTAGTTCTTTCTTTTAATCTAGCTTTAATCCAATTCATATTAGTCTCCTAATCTGCTAAGGGGTTATCTAACGCCCTTTGTAATTTATCCATAAGTTTGTCTTCAAGTTCCTTCATCGAACCACTTTGTGATACTCTGACACGTTCTCTTTGGTTCTCAAATCGTACCTCAGCGTCATCTATCATATTACGTACTTTGTCTTCTGTTTCACGTACCATGTCTTCTACTCTATCAGTTTGTTTTTCTATACTAAGAATATCAGCCCTTAATCCATTCTTAATATCCCTAGAGTACTCAACTGACTCCTCTACCTTCTCAGATATACCTGTTACCTTTGCATCCATTACATCCATCTGTAGTTGGTATTCCTCTAAGTCAAGTCCAGCGACTGATTCTATCTTTTGATACAACACAAAGCCACCATACAATCCACCCACAATAGTAGATAGGAAAGCAAGTATAGCCATGATAGAACCAAACGATAATTTCATACCACCTGCCTTAAACTCACGATCTGCTAAACCATCAATGTTATCTGCTATCTTGGTAGTATCCATTAGTTTTCAAACTCCATCTCACTACCAGCACTCTGTAGGTTCTTTAGTTGCTCTAGTTCATCTCGTAGCTTCTGTATCTCTAACCTACGTTGAGTTAACTCTATTTGGTATAGGTCGTCACAGTTAATACGAGCCTTTGGTTTATCTAAAGGTATAACAATCCTAGCATACACGCCTATATCTTTACCCCTACTATTTGTGTCTAAACCTGACAGTACACCTGTTACACCGTACTCAAGGTTTACACCCCCACCAACAGCGTTACTGCACCTCATACTACCAGTGGAAAATGAATCTGACTGATAGTTCATAGGTGGGTTAGGTAATGCTAATGAAAGGGAACTACTATCTGCTACAGCAGAACTAGCTACAAAACAAAGGGTAAATAATATTCTCATGCGGGTTCACCATCTAATCTCGAACATATCTTAGAGGAAATAAGAGTTCTAGACTTATTAGTCTTTCTTACTTTTGACGTAGTACATAAGTATACAGCTTCATCCATATCTGCTTTACGTATATATACATCAAAAGACTTTCTCTCTTTGTATCCTATATTTATAATTCGGTATGAGGATGCAAAAGGTATGTTCGTCCAATTTAAATCAAACAACTCTATCTGATACCATTCTATTTCTTCTCTAGAGTTAAACAGAGACATCTCTACTTTAACTACACCAGCTACATGAGAAGGCTTAACTTCGGGATAAGCTGGTGTCATTTCATGTGCTGAGGTAGAAAATGATAGTAGTAGAAAGAGTACTACAAGCCTACTTAGCAACACAGCTGGCCTCTACTAGCGCAGTATAGACCCCTCCAGCGAAAGGTTTAGATGCTCCGTAAGTAGCACTAGAAGCTGTAGAGAACCATGTTGAACCTGCAATCGTTAGATTAAATATTGTTGTGTTGTCTACTAATACCTTAGCGGCTTCATAACCTGACATTCCAGCATCAGATGTCTGTGTTACACTCGTACTACCTGTCCAAGCAACTGTGTCGTTAAGTGTAGGAGAAGAACTAAAAGATGTAGGGTGAGTTATGTTAGCTGTGTAGCTGTCTGCTATAGATACATCGAACCTGATTACAGGTAGTACACCACCATCAGCAGGTGTAGTGCTTAACTTACTAGCTATAGGGTTTCCGTAAACCCCATCTTTAGTTGTTTGTATTACGCACTTAGCTTCTACGTTACCTGTTATAGGTGTGTTTGCTAATGCAGGTAAAGCGAATAGTGAGAGTGCTGTTACTAGATACTTCATATTAAACCTCATTTATTATACTGCATATCGACCATCTGTTCGTGCAGTATCTGTTGTGCTAAATTATTTCTTAGGGCTTTCTTGTTGTCAGGTATTGTACCATCTTGTAGTCCAGCCGCATCATTTAATGTACCGCCATTTATGTTGGCATTGTAGTACATAGCAATATTAGTTTGTTGGTTGATAGACATTATCATGTCGTCTTGACCTTGTGCTTTAAATAAAGTTAGAGCATTATCAGAAGCAGTTAGACCCATCTCTATACGTGTGTCTTCCTCCTCCTCTTCTTCGTCAACTATAACTTTACCATCTTCGTCATACTTAAACTCTTCAGCTTCTAGTGTATCTGTAACTGCATCATCTTCTAGTGCATCATAGACTACAACTTCTGGTAGCTCTGGCATAGGTTTTACATAACCAGCACATGAAGGATCAGACTGAGGATCATAGCACGTATCTACCCTGTAGGAGTATATAACAACTGCATCTTCCACACTGCCTTCTCCTTCCACTTCAATCGAACCTGTACCCCAATTTGAAGCTGGAATGTTCGAAACTGGAAACGACTTTACAATGGTATTACCAGCTACCCCCGACCAATCATCTGTTTCTCTAAAGATATATCCATCACCATTAGCATTAAGATTACTAACGTGTACTTTCATATCAGCATCTGGATCTTTAACAGTCGTATATCTATACATTAAACCGTTTATGTCTACACCAGCAATGCTAGGTAAGATACTATCCATACCCCAACCTAAAGAGGTACTAGCCGCATTACCTGTTGCTCCATAAGTATAAGGGTCAGAGTAACAATAAGAAGGCAAGGCTACTAAAAATAACACCCAAGCCAATCTTTGTCTCACCATTTTCATCAAACATCCTCTCGATCACATTGTTCTGGTCGCGTTCTATTGCTTCCTCTACTGCTTCCATTTCCCATGCTAATCTAGCCTTATCGCCTACCAACCCATCCTTGGGACAGGGAGTTCCAGCATTCATCATAGCATCAAACACTCTTTCGTCCTGACACATTACAGATACTGCGGCTACCTTCATACCCATGTCATACATAGTCTTAGCGTTCTTTAACTTCTCACAGTTCATATCTCTAACAGTACGACCAGCAGAAATACCTAGTATCTGTGTTTGTACAGCACCAGCTACACCTACAGTACATAGGTCAGAGTTACTTGCACTGATCTGTGGTGATATAGCTGAGGGTGGTGGACTATTGATTGTAGTATCCATAGTACCATCAGATATAACTGTACTCTCTGACTTGATTGTGTCGTCATCATCAGCAAATACAGGATTACTAATTAGTAGGGTAAGTAGTATAAGTAATCGTTTCATGGATTTTTTTCTCTCGCCATCCGTTCTATGGTATCTCTTATAGCTTTTATGTTTTCATCTATTCTAGCCATAGATATAGCTTGTTGTTGAGTAGACCTTTCTGTAGCTTGTACTCTAAGCTGTAGTTCCATAAGGTCTTCTCTGTTGTTTTCTATGTCTGAC